GTAAAGCCCCTCTGGAGCAGGGTTTACGGGTTTTTTGCAGAATTTACTGCTCCAGAGGGGCGTGAATCACGCGAATCACGCGAGAGCGAGGTACTCTCCGATGATTGTGGCGAGCGAACGCATGGAATTTGCCATCGCCTGCTTGTTCACCACAGCGGTGACGAGGGTGCGAGCGGTTTTTGCACCGTCAATCTTCTCGTCCATCTTGTCCAACTGCTTGTTGATCCAAGCGTCGTTGCCTGCACCGCCGAAACGAGCAGCAGCAGCGATCACCGCAGTGTCGAAACTGCCAGCCCGACCGCGAGCGTAGCCGTCGCGGCTCCAATTGTTGCCCTTCGCGTCAGGAATGAAGCCGCCCATGCTCGGAACCGTAGCACCAGACCGCTCCGACAGACCGATCCAGTGCACCTTGGAACCCGTGCGACGACGCAGAATGTCAATCGCGGCACACACCGACGCATTGTACGGCTTGTCCCAACGCACCGAGCCACGCTGAAACTGCTTGGAGGTCATGCCGTCGTACTCCCAATTCGTATCAAGATCGTAAGACACGCCAGTGACGGCATCTTCCATCACATGGTGATGGTTGCCGTAGGCATTGCCCGCGTACTTCACATTGGGATAGAAGCCGTCAGTCGCTTCGCCGTCAGTCAGCACCACGGTGTGTGCAATCTGAATGCGGTTGGACTGGAGGAAACGCTCCACCACAGGGCACAGGTGATACAGAGCGGCAACCGTGGGCGTGGAACTCATGCGGTAACGACGATCATTCGCAACATAACCCCACTGCTTCCACATGATGCCCTTCATCCGCTCGTACTGCGGAGCAGTCATGCGACTGCTGAAGAAGTTAATCAGGCTCACCTGCGAAGTACCAGCCTTGCCCTGCATCTTGTCATTCCACGCCTTGCTGTTCTTGGCACAGATGTCCCACGCTTCCTGACTGTACGGGTCAACGCCCTTCGGCAGAGCCACATACGGCGTGTCGCTGAACGCGAACACTTCGAACGGAACGCCAGCCATGCGGCAGAAATCCGTCAGGATGAGCAACTGACCAAGGGTCTGCTGCATGATGCCGTGCATGGAACCGCTCCAGTCGAGCAGGATCACGATGCCGTGGTTCTTGCCAGTGGTCACACGAGCGGTGCGACGGAAGATGTCCTCGTTCCACTTGTACTGCGTCATGCGAAGCGGGTCAACGCCACCAGTCTTCGCAATCACGGTACGCTTCCAAGTGTCCGCCGCCTTGCGACGATCAAACGCGGTCGCCATCGCGGTGCTGGCAGTCTTGTACTCGCTGCTGCGGAACGGCTCCACCGTGAGACGGTTGCGGCTCACAATGCTCTCCGCGTCCGCGAGCACGGTCTTGAAGTCCACCACGACATCCTGCGGCTCGCACAGACCCACGCGGATCACATCGTAGCCGCCGCTCTTCTTCTTTTCATTCAGCGTCTTCATTGCATTGTCAAATGCCGACTGGGTACGCGGCATGGGCATGTCGTTCTGCGGCTTCGGAGCGTCGTTGCCGTTGCTACGCGACTGGGTATCACCCGCACCGCTGCCACCCTGCGAATCAGGGGTGCTAGCCGAACTGGGAGCAGACTTCTCGCCACCGTCCTGCGTGGTGTTGCCGCTCTCCTGCTTGTCTTCGCCCTCGCCGGTCTGCGAATCAGACGACTGGCTCTCGCTCGTCTCGCCCTCGCCATCGGTGGGCACGGGGTTGCCGTTCTCGCTCGCCTCCGTTTCCTTCTGCTTCTGCCACTTGGCGGCATCAACCGCGAGCATGGCATCAGCCGCAGCAACGGCATCCTCCCAAGTGTTCGCCGCGTCGAGCGAATCCACGATGGTCTGCTCCGACGCGGTGAAGGTGATGCTCGCACCAGTGTGCAGACCCAACTTGAAGTGGAGGTTCACGCGGTCGCCAAGGCACATGTCCGACCACGCCTGACCGTTCGTGTCAAAGAAATTCTTCGCGTGGAGTTCGCCGTAGCCCTTGAAGAAGTCCGCACGAAGACCGGGGAACTTGTTCTTGATGAGCCGTTCGATGCGAGCGTCTTCCGCGATGTTGAGGTACTGACGAGCCACGCCCTCGCTCACGCCGTGCTTGGCGGCAAGGGTCTTGCTGTCCGCAGTCCATCCGTTCTGCGGCGTGTTCAGGGCGTGGCTCACCTCGTGACCCACAAGCATATCGTAGAGCGAATTGCTCATGTCCTTCCAACGCGGCAGGATAAGGGTGCGAGACTTCAGATCAAACGCGGCAGTGGGCACATCGGAGTGCTCCACCGAAATGTTTTCAGTCGCCAGGAGACGAGCGAGCACGGACTTGGTGGCCGTGTTCGGGGCGGTCGGAGCCGTAAGGGTAGAATTCTGCATACCCAAATAATACCATAAAATCAGGCTTTGGCAAGGGGTATTTCCAATTTAAGTATTCCAATGTCCGATAATTTCAAATATAACCCCTGTAAAATAAAGGGTTTACACTTTTCTTCCATTTTTCGTGTGGTAGACTACCAACATACCTCTGGAGGATTTCCCGCATGGCGTACCTAAAGAACCCCCGCGTCCGAGACTTCATCCGCACCATCCGCTCCCAGTGCCGCAAGTGCAACATTCGTTTTGTCTTAAGTAGCGGACACCAAATCAATTCACTGGACGGCGAACGCTGCCAAGGCATATTTGAACCGCCTGACCATACTGCCAAGTCTACCGCTGCTGCCCGTGGTGCTCTGAAGGTGGCTACAGGAGGTCGCCGTACTTCCGAGTGGCTGTTCTCTCTAGCCCACGAATACGCCCACTTTCTCCAGTGGATGCGTGACGACCCTATTTTCCACGAGAACGACTACTACACACTAGAGGAAGCCACCGAGCGAGAAGCACTAGAAATCTGTAGGGAGTTTCGGTTGCCCATGCCTCGCCGTGTGCTCCTGCGTGAAAAAAAGAATTACCTCCGCAAACTCAAGGCAGGCACAGTCTAGATACGGTGGAGGATTCGTCATGCCTGTATATGAATACCAGTGTGAGAAGTGTTTGAAATCGTGGGAGGATGTGCTGCCCATCGCCCAACGCGACACCCCACTAGCAGCCGCGTGTCCACAATGCAAGAGGAAGAAATGTGTGCGTCGTGGCGTGAGTGTGTGCACGATGGGGGTGGACGCTACCAAGGGGCCGGGGAGTGAATTCAAGCAATTGATGGATAAAATTAAACGCAAGCAGCCCAAGCGTTACCACGAAAACCTAGACCGTGCGGCAAGCCTGCGTGGTAAAAAATACGGTTCACAATAGAACGGTGTAACACGCACACCCCCATTATTTCAGACATTCCGAAATGTGGGGGGAAGTGGGGTAAAGTGTGGCAATATTCTCAAATATTCCCACAAATCGCCGTTTCCAAGCCACGGCAGCCGTTTCATACATAATTTCATATGAAAGGCTTTTCCCACTACACCTCACATCTTGCAGAACAGGGTGAGGCTCCTAAACCCCGTGGTGAATATTTTACCAGTCGTTTTAACATTAGCGGAAATGTTGTGAGTGCTGTGGCTGTGTACGAAACAACCACAAAAAATTACAAGAATAAAACTAAATTTTGGAGATGGCGTGTTCGTATAAAAACAAGTGAAGGTTGGATGCTGATGGGGTATATCGGCAAGAGCGAGCGGCAGGAAGAATTGCCCCCGCTTCGTGGGGGAGATGTTGTGGAGATCAGGGATCTTGTTCTGTCTAGGGTCACAGGGTGAATATTTTACCAGTCGTTTTAACATTAGCGGAAATGTTGTGAGTGCTGTGGCTGTGTACGAAACCATCACAAAAAATTACGCGAATAAAACTAAATTTTGGAGATGGCGTGTTCGTATAAAAACAAGTGAAGGTTGGATGCTGATGGGGTATATCGGCAAGAGCGAACGGCAGGAGGAACTACCCCCGCTTCGTGTGGGAGATGTTGTAGAGATCAGGGATCTTGTTCTGTCCCGAGTCACAGGAGGAGATTGGGCAGTAAGAAACGCGGTAACAGGCAAACCCCTTGACTACCGTTCCAACTTGTTCTCTCGTCAACTACACGGCAAAATTAAAAGAGGTGCAACCCCTGTATGAAACCATTCGCTCGTTACATCTCGGAAAAGTGGTCGCAGAAATACAAGAAAAGTATCAACTGCTCCAACCCCAAAGGCTTTTCACAGAAGGCACATTGTGCGGGCAAACGCAAACAGCGGGTGGACGAAGCCGCTCACCTGACCCCTCGCAGAAAAGAAGTATTGAGTGCTATTGGGCGAGCAGCACAGGACACCATAGAGCGTGGCATTCCTGACAATAAACGGGAAGCAGCACTCCATCGTCGGCAACGGGTTCGCAACGCAGTAGACGCTGCCATTACTGCACAGGGATACGGCAAGAGTGCAGGTGAACGAGCCACACGCAAACGGGTAGTGGGACACAAACTAGCCCTGAGCCGCATAGATCGTAAAATGGAAAAACACTACGGTGAACGGGCAGCAGCGGCAGGCGAAAACAAGCGGGGCTACGAAACCCGTTGGCGAAAGAAACACATGGTGGAAGCAACCACTCGCCACAGCCCCGGCACTACACGCAAGAGCACAGAGAGGGAGCGGCTCGCAAGCAAGTTAACTGTATTCATGGAAGCGGTGGTTGCTCGTGCGACCCGATTGCACCACACCCCTGTAACCACCGCATGGGTGCTAGCCGAACCCCCCAAAGTCACGAGCAGCGGCTACGGTGGGGCGGGCAAGAATCCGTACCACGCATTTGTGCCTGACACAACCGATCCCCAATACATGTACCACTTCAAGGGGCACTACTGGTGGAGTGCGAACAACAGCGGCTGGTGGTTAGAGAGCAGCAGCCGCATCCATATCCGTGACGCTCGGCAGCAATGGGACGGGTTGGAGGGTGGAGCCGTTGCAACGGGTGAATGGCGTGACGGGAGCGTAACTCTGATCCGCCCTAAATAATCCCATGAAAGACCCACACCGTTTCTTTGCCGAAGCCCGCCACGCTCGTGACCAGCAGACACAGGAACTACACGAGAACGCAGCGTTCATCGTAGGCATCAACGCACTGACACAGAAGATTGCACCGCACCTGTCGCTTGGGGTGCGAAGAGCAATTGTGATTGCGATTCTTGGGGGCGTGGCACTCCCGTTTGTAATGGACAGACTGGAACACGAAACCAATAAAATTCGTGAAGAAGCACGGCTACTGTATGACTACCTGAAAAAACAATTGAAAAAGATGAAGGGGCAGAAACCAGACACAGGCACAACACAAAACCCCCTTGAGTCCCTGAAAGCAGCAAACACCGCAGACTTGAAGGAATATCCGGGCAAACGGGGGGAACAGGCACACCGGCGTTTGCACCGTGAACTGGACAAAGTACTAAAGGGCAAAGCATCCAAGAAAATGAACGAAGCCAAAGAGGACGATGCGGCTAGAACTGCACGGCGGGACGCAGAGGGTGTAGCGTTTCGTAAATGGGATCGTGAAGTGGCAATGCTGTCGGGTGCTGCTCGCCGTACACGCAAGCCCGCAGATGTCCGCAAGTGTGCCCATGCCGTGGCTACACGGGAAGCCCTGAGTTCAGGGAGTTCCCTGATGGATGAGTATCACCAAGGGCACGAGTACTGGCAAGCGGTGCTGGAGTATGCGTACTTCACAGACATGTTGAGTGCACTTGCTCGCGGTGACGGCTACACCCGCCCGTTCCCTAGCGGTCGCAAGTTGCCGTCCGAATTGGTGTTCCCTGTGCCACGGGGTGCACCCATCCGTACTCGTGAACCGCTGATTCCTAAACTCAACCAGTTTGACAAAAGTGTAGCCACAGATATTCGGGACACCGACTTGGATGCCGAACACTTTGATCCAATGGCATTCTGACCCGATGGCACGAAACGCTAAATAGTTTGTAAAAGGAGCCACCACATGAATCCCATCCGCAATCCGTTTTCCCGCGACGAATACCCTGCACTCACCGATGCCATCAACGGCGTGGTGAACGGGCAACCACGAGAAGTAGAGGAAGCCGTGACTCCAGCAGAGGGCAAGAAGCCGTCTAACCCATTCAACCCCACGCTGGGTGATCTGCTGAAATCCAAGCAGCAGGACAAAAAGGCAGATGCCAAGACCAAAGGGGTAAAGGAAGAAGTCACCCCCAAGCGTATGGAAGTGCTGAACCGTGCGGTAAAGACAGGCATGGCAGGAGGACTACGCAACGCACAGTCTCGTGCACTGGCTGATCGTGCGTCTTTGGCTATCACCCGTGCCTACGCCACCAAAGACGGCAAGAAGGTCACAGGATTTGAAAAAGCCAAGCGTGAACACGAAGCCGCCAAAGCACGCCACAAGACCCTGAAGAGTACACCTGCGGGATTCAATGAGGACATCCAAACTCCTGCTCGTGAGCGTGAGATGTTGGGCAAGATGAAGCGAGCCGAAGCCCGAACCGACGCTGAAGGTAAACGCTATATGCGAGCAACAGGTTCAGCGTTTGCCACCTCAAAAACCAAGACTGAAAGAGAAAAGAAAATAGGAAAGGCAAGCAAGCGGTACAACACAGCACTATCCGCACAGGACAAGACATACGCCACCCAACGCAAGGAAGAGATGAGCCGCCGTCTGTACGGCAAGGGCGGCAAACTTGTGAAGCGGGCAGTCAAAGAGTCACAGGAACTAGACGAGCGTATCATTGACGAGGTGGATTTCTTTCAAGCCTCCAAGAATTGGGTCAAGGGCAAAGGCTTCAAGACCAACCGTGAAGTGTCTGCTGCACAGGTAGAAAAGAACTACCAAGCCATGAAAAAGCGTCAAGCCGCAGAAGCCAAAAAGAAGGGTTAAAATGGGGCAACACGAAAAACTACAACAGGTTGAAGAGTACAACCAACTGCTTGAAGCAGTCTTGATGTCTCTGTGTGAAGAGTTGGAAACCACACCCGAAGCCCTGTTGGAATCCACTTTGGAAGAAGGCATACTCCGCAAGATAGGAAAAGGTATACGCAGAGCCTTTAACAAAATACAACTATCATCTGGCAGGAGAGGATTGAAAACTGCAACAGATCGTGCAATACAGAAACGAAAAGGTCTTGGGCATAACGAAAAAGCACGATATGATGTTTTGGCATCAAAAGAAGAAAAGGGCTACGGCTCCAATCGCAAAACTCTTGAGCGGCAAAAGGAAAACCGCAAACTAGCCCAACAGCAACGAGCCGAAAGTCGTTCCATTAAAATAGACAAACAAAAACGAGCAGAGAAGAAATCCAAGTTGCAAACTGCTGCTCGTGAGCGAATGGCTCGTGAACAGCCCAAAAACTTGGAACACCAAAAGAAAATGGCAAAACGAAAGCAGGAGCGTGCACAAAAAGCAGCAGAAGAGGCTCGTCGTAGAAGAGAAAGTAGCGATAGAGACGATGATTGGGGCTACAGCAGTTCCAGCGACTCTAGTTACTCGCCCACAAGCGGAACCATGTAAAATCTAAATAATACACAAGGAGATTACCACCATGTCACGATTCAACACCGACACCTTCCGTTCGCTCAACGAGAGCATTGCCCGCGTTCAGAACCCACAAGCCGCTCTAGCCGAGGCTATGGAGTACACTGCCATTCTTGAAGAGGTCATTCTATCCCTCTGCGAAGAACTAGAACTTGACCCACAAGCCCTTGTGGAAGACATTATGACTGCTGAACGACAGAAAGAACTCGCAGGCAAGATGAAGAAGCAGGGTGCAAAAACTGAAGCAGAATTCAAAAAAAATGAGAAACTTTGGGGTCAAGGAAAACTAAAAGTTAACCAAAAAACTCGTGCTTTCAAGAAAGAATACGCCAAATCTCAGAAACTAGGTGCACGGTACAATAAGGAAGGCGAAAGCCACAAGGTTTACGGCAAGGGTGGCAAGGTGCTGAAGAGAATCAAGACATCTCCTTCCACCGATTCACGAGATGTGCGTGGTGGTGGTTATCAAGGGTGGTCTGACCAATCCTGAATCCTAACACAACCCAGTCAAACAAGACCAACCCCCGCAAGGGGGTTTTTCTTTGGCATAAATAAATAAGGAGGATTTGTATATGGCAAAAGAGAGCAATCTTGGCGGTGGTGTTGAATTAGAATGGGCTATTGTCTATTATTCTTTGCTACAAAGTGGAATGACTGAACGGCAAATAAAAGAAAGAAACGAAAAGATAAAGCCTTACGGAGCACGAATATCTGTACAAGCAAAACACGCTGTGAGTCAGGTCATTGAAAAGTTTGGAAAAGAAATTCTAAAAACTGCGAAACACTCTGACGAAATACAAATGACTCTGCCTGCGGGTGTTCCAGAACCAAAAACAGATGTAATGTTCATGGAAGGCAGAAATCCAATAAAATGTAGCGTGAAGATGGAAGGAGCAGTACAGTTGTCTTCAGCAGAGGGAACCACAACAGCAAAACTTTTACGCTCTGCGGTAAAGGGATGCAAACTGTCTGTTACACAAAAAAAAGAATTAGAAAATTTGATAGAGGATGTGGAGGAAACTCCAACGAAATTGCTTGACCCAAAAAATATTGCAAAGGTAAAGCGTGAACGCCCAGCACTCATATCTGAGTTTCTAAAGAATGGTGTGGTGAAACGGGATAAAAATTATGAACTGTGGAAAAAAAACGCTCGTCCAGAACTTGTAGGGTCAATGTTGCATTTTTTGGAGAACAACCCAGAAATAAAAGAAAGCCTAATTGAGCAAACACTTACGGGTGCAGGGCTATTTGGAAAAGACAGTTATGCAACTGCTAACTATGTGTTGAGTCCAAAAAAAATGGTAGAAATAAACGACAGGTATATTAGTCAGTTGGCAAGAAGTATCAAAATTGATGCTAGAGGTAAAGCAAGAAAGGGAGTTACATCTATTGCATTCAGATTTGATATCAGAATATAAAACAGGTTCATAAAATGAAAAAATATTTCCAATTCATCCGCAATCTCCACGAGCGTCTAGGCATCTACGACAACCCTAACGCTTTTTATGCACCCGAGACAGAAACCGCAGAAGAGCGTATCCGCCGTCATGTACGACACGACCGCACACCCAAGAGTCCTGCTATGCGTAAGGCTGCTGCGGAGGTAATGAAGCGAATTCGTGCACGAAAACAAGCCGAACTCAACAAGCGTCCTCCGTATCTGTGGGGAAATAAAGCCAGCGTTGCAGGATGGTGGCATCCCAAAATGGAAAACTACACATTCCTGCACAAGAATGGCTACCATGTAACACAACTCGTAAGGAATCCGTCTCGCTTCGGCATCAGCAAGAGAGAAATGCACGAGGGGCTGCTGCGTGAAGCACAATACTATACTTCACGCGGAATTGGATACTGGACAGAAGACGGAAGCGACGAATTGCCGTACACTCCTGAAGTAGTAGAGGCTAGAATCAAATCCGAAGACATGGATTTGGCTTACGAAGTGCAGCGGGTCGCGTATATGAAGGGATGGCTCAAGGTGTACAGCGGTGGCAGCGGAACCCCATCGCTTGAAGGCATCAGCCGAGACTCCATCAAGGGAGCACTTCGTGAAATGCTAGCCGTGCGTCCTGAACTGATAGACATGGACAGCCGAGTAGAAATCATTGAAGTGGGCTTGGTGCGTAACCAACAGAAGTTCCACTATCTGCGTGGTGCAGAAATAACCCGTTATCTGAATTCGTAATGCACCACGATTTCCGCCAATACCTGACTGAACTGTACGATCAGCCGTTCCCCATTTTCAAAGTGGAGGAAGACAATACTTCTGCATCATACAGTTACAAAATTCGTGATGACGGACGAAATGACCAATTTGGGCGGATAGAAGACTACATGGTTGTGAACTTTGGGTACATCCAGCCTGACGAAGAAGCGTGGGACATGGATTTCACACGAGGCGGGTCAACCGCTCTTACAGGTGAAGGACAGGCGAGCCGCATCTTTGCTAGTGTGATGGACGCATTCAAGCGATTCACCAAACGCTACTACGCCAAGACCATTTCGTTCTACGCACAGAAAGCCGAGTTAGACGCTAAAACTCTTTCGTATCATTCAGGTTCTCGTGTGAAACTGTATCACTCACTCATAAAGCGATACGCAGAGAAACACGGATACCGTTTAGCCAAGACACGAATGGCAGCAGGCGGAACACGCGGTATTGAAGTGTTTGAATTGGAAAGAATTGGTAAACTATGAGCCAACTCCAATTCAAATCGTATCTCACAGAAGCGTTCAATCGCCACGCACCGTGGGCAAAACGACTTCATCCTGTCTCGTGGGGCAACATAGGCAAATACGCAGACCTGATGCACCACAACTACTTTGCAATCAGCCGCAACGAAGGCTTGGATTCAGACATAAGTTCAGACATTGACCGCAGCAATAGCGGAAACACAAGATACTATGGTGGATACGGTGTGCCTGTGCGAAGCGGAAAACGAATGAACCGATGGGTGCAGGAAAAGGTGCTGCCCAAACTAGACGGTGGCTCGCTTCACCAAATACACGCCCATATTTTCCGTGTGTCGTTTGGTCACGCATTTGTGTGGGGTGAAAATAAAGGCAGCGAAATACGCCAACTCCTGACAGCAGACGGGAAACGCATCTATGAGTTGTCTTTTTCCCGTCTCATGTTTCCCGTGCATCTGCAAGAGATAAACGGAGACTACTATTGGTCAGACGAGTCTATGGGTGAATGGGATACCAGCAACGATTTTGTGGATAACGACATGGGCGACTTGAATCCACGCCAAACTATCTCTGTGTTTGGAACAGTCATAGAGATTGCCAAAGCGTTTACCACACGCTCGGACTTTGGTGGGCTGTTGTTTGGTCGCAAGCAGCAAGCCAAGGCTGCTCGTGGTCGCATCTACGGTGGATTAGCCCAACGGGTGGGTGCGTCCATAGGGCTAAAGTCTTACGATTTCCCACAGGGTGATCGCCACTTTGAAGAGATGGGTGGGCCAAGCACTGATACGGTGTTGGTGGTGAAGAATAAAAATATTTACGACGAGTGCGTGGAGATTGCTGCGGAAGCGTCCAAGACACAGCGGGGACGCGACGCTGTAGCCGCAGGGCTTAAAGCATATGGTGCGTCTTTGAGCAGACCCAAGCCTGTCCAAAGGCTTTAAAATCAAATATTGAGTTGCCGTTGTGGCACTTCAAAAATGAATAAATAAGAAGACAAGCCATTTACTCTCCCCCAATCGAAAGGATATAACGATGCCATTTACAGCAGGATCAGTAGAACTAGCAAAGGCAACAAAACTTGCCGCACAACTCTCAAATCTGTACCAGACATATGGTGCATCTCAAATGAGCGGAATTACTGCTATTCAGATAATTGAAAGCACCGCAAGAAAACTAGGATTCGGAGTAACTGGTCTTACAACAGGTGCAGGATTTCCTCCTTTTGGTTCTGTAACTGCGACAGGTGGAGTTGCCGTAGCAGCACTTCAAAATCCTCGTGGTGAAACAAAAGCAAATGGTATTGTTCTTGGTGCTAACAACGGAGCAACTGTTGGAGTTTACATGAAGAAGTATGTAAACTCTGGAAAAGGTTACAAAGCAGTAACCGTTATAGGTGCTACTCTTGCTCATGCAACAGCAAACAATGCAAGCGGTAATACTTTTGGTATTCGTGGAGCATTCTCTGCATTCACCAACGATCAAATCGTAATTGGGTCTGCAATTTATACAGTATCTGGTGGTGCAACATCTGCTGCCGCTGGAGCAATATCAGAAGTTGCTGTAACCCCAGTAATTGGAGCAGTATATCCTCTTGGAACTGTCCTGAACATTCAAACTGTAGGTGTTACTCGTGATACCGCAGGAGTCGCAGGAACCACATTTGAGTCGTATTCAAGAAATACCGTAGTAAACGCAGGATTTACTGCTGCGGTATTCTTCGGTGGAGCAGCAGGATCAACTGGCACAGTATCCTGATAGGGAGGATACTCTGTGGCTGAATCCGATTTTGATTTCGGCTTCACTGCGGTTGACGAGGAAGAACTTAAAGGTTTAACTCCTCTTCAGCCGCAGCCGCCACCACAGCCTGTGGTGTCTAGTGACGCTATTATTGCAATCACAAGCAAATTAGCAGAACTAGACACCAAGATCACCTCTGCACTTAAACCATTTTCATCAACCCAATTATCACGGGTTGAGGAAAAGATTGACCGCGTTCTGAATATGGAATTGGGGGAACTGAACGCTTCATTGAAGGAACAAGGTCAAAATTTGAGTGATGTGCTAGATGAAGTTGAAGAGCGTACATCGTCTATGCGTGAGGAGTGCAAACTAAAACTGCAAGAGGTTGAGCGGATGATCGTGCCGCTGCTAACTAATCTTATGAAGAATCCTCAAAAAGAGTACATTCATTGGCCCAATCGTTCGGAAAAACTGCAATCACAAATTGACAAGATCACAGCAGCAACTAGGAGTTTTGGAGTATGAGCGAAGAATATAAAAGCCTACGCACTATTATTCTTGAAGTTCAAGCCGCTGCTGCTCCACAGGTTGTTTCCACAGCCAAGCCCCAACAAAAGGCTGAACACAAAAAGGGTGAGATTTGGAAGACTGCAAGCGGACATTACGGTGCTCGCAATCCCGCAGGAGTTGTGGATTATTTTGATGACGAGCAACGAGCCAAAGTATACGCTAAAGGTCAGGGGCGTGGTGGCAGCGTAGATCACGGCAAGGTTGATACCTCTCGTGAAGTTTCATTAGATCAGGACGGTTTTGCAAAAGATAAAGCCGCAGACCAAAAGCCACAAGCCGCTCAACCCGAAGCCAAACCTGCTGCTTCTGCACAAAAACCACAGGGTGAAGCCAAGCCACAAGCAGCACCACAACAAGCCAAGCCTCAAGATCAACCCACCAAGACTGCCAAGGATCAACCACAGCCTGAAGAAGAGCATCCCGATGTGGCAGCAGAAGACCCACAAACAGTTTTTGATGCTGCTTTCCGTGAAGACCCTGTTGGCAGTGGAAAACTAAAGCCTGATATCCGCAAGGCTAATGTGGTAGCCAAGGCTATCAAAAGCGAAGCCTTTGATGGCCCACAAGACGATAGTGAATCGGTGTTTGGCGATGCAGCAGTAGAAAAACAGTTTACCGATGAAATGAATCACGCTGCTCTTGCGGCACTCCGTGGGCAGAAAGTGGTTGACTTTGAGTTGTGTGACAAGATGTTCTCGCAAGTGGGATTCTGCTATGACCGAATGGGCAAGAAGACAACCAAAGGTATCGTGCGTAAAGAGATGCCACAGTTCTCTTCACAGGTTGACCCAAGCAAAAAGGATTCGGCTGCATTCAAGACCCTTATGGCAGCGAAGGGATACACTAGCCCTGACCAAGTAACTCCTGAAGACTTGAAACTAGAAATCAACATGGAGAAGGCGTATCAGGAAGCACTCAAGAGTGCAGGCTACGAGATCAACGATCAAGAAGTGGATGCGACTTCACTCAAGCCTATTCAGGGTGAACTACTAGGTTCCAAAGTTGCTGCAATGTACGGAACCCTAGTCGCTGCACAACAAGACCCACAGAACTACGGGAAGGCTGCTGCTCGTTTGCTTGAACCCATTTATGTGAGCGACGGGTATGTGATTGACGGGCATCACCGTTGGGCAGCACAATGTGCAGTAGATATTGCCAACGGTGCAGGAACCAATGCCAAGATGAAGACACGAACCATTACTAAAGATGGCAAGCCTGTGCCTATTGACGAAATCATTGAGTTTTCAAACAAGTTTCAACAGGATGCAGGACTAATGAGCCAAAGCCGCTCGGGTGCAACTGTGGTTGAAAAGCCAAAGGAAGAAAAGAAGGAGAAGCCCGTGAAAGAAGGATTTATTGACACCCGTTTGTCTCGTAAGAGTTTGGTTGAGTCGCTGCTTGAAGCCGTCAAGGTCAAGCGTGATCGTAATCCACAACTAGGAACCATTGGCTACGGTGTAAACACCGACGATCCTGCACGATTTGTGCGGTCAAATGTTCCACTCAAGCCACGCAAGACCGATGCAATGGGCAATCTGCTCCCCAAGCCTAGTGCAAAGGGATGGAAGGCAAGCGAAGCAGCCACAGGCAATGCGATTGAAATGGCACAGCAACTCATTGCCACCATGAACATCAAGCCCACAGGCACAAAGTTTGAAGTGTACGGCGAGAAAAACGGCAAGCCGTACACACTAAAGGTAAAGAAGATCAAAAAGATGGGCATAGATACTTACGAGACTGCTGGTAGCCGTGAAGTGGAACTCAAAGCCGCAGGCACAGGACTACAGGTGCTAGACAAGCGAACCCGTAAAGTAGTATTGGATCGTGGCAACGATATGCTGTGGGACTAAAATGAAAGACTTCAAGGACTTGCGAGATCACGCATTCAATTCACTTCAAAGGTTATTCTTTGAAGAGTTTGACGCTGAACTCACCGAAAGCAAAATAGTTCTTGATATGCCTAACTTTACTCGTGAAGATGTCATTGAATATTTGGAACAGGAAGGTATTGAGTGGGAAGAAAAGGACGGTGTGATTGAGATTCTTGATCCTGTTGAACAAGCAGATATTGATGTAGAAATTGAAGCCGAAGAGGCTGATGAAATTGAAGAGTCTGTTGAAGTTGAAACTGAAATGATTAACGAGGCTTCCGCTCGGCGTAAGATTGTGGTACGCAAGGGCAAGAAGCGAATCATTTTCAAGTGTGGGCCGGGCATGATGAAGCGTGGGCCTCGTCTGTGTGTCCGCCGACCGGGTTCGCAACTACGCAAACTAAAGATGCGATCCAAGCGATCTGCTCGCAAGGCTCGTTCCAAAAGGAATGTGGCAAAGCGTAAGCGTAAACTGTCTATGCGTAAACGGCTGTCGTTCGGCTTGCGACCACGCAAGCGTAAGTAAAAAACAGGAATATACACCATGATTCAATGTGACAAGACACCAAACGGTGGCAGCATCCGAGTTCAGGGAAAGGACTCGCAAGCAGAAGTGTCATTTGTAGTTTCCGATCCCAGCGAAACTCCGCTATCTCTACACATAACCGAACAACACGGCAGTGATCCACGATTGACCCTAGCGGTGATTGACAGCCTTGTGGAGCGTTATAATCCGCCTGTTGTGTGGTTCCGTACAGGCAATGCAGAACTTCGATACATTCCGTTCATATCAAACGCTGTGTACAGGCATTCCACAGTTCACGAACAATCCCTGTTCACCCGTCCATTCAAGGACAGCAAATCGTTTACCCGAATCTACTCACTCGCTGAAGCCATGAGCAGTTACGCTCTTGTGCGTTCGGTGAACGAAGAACTGCAAATATTTGACAGATACGCTGTACTGTCAAAGTTTAGGAAAGCGTTAAAACCGCTGGAATTCTTGTCGCTAAAAGAAGAATGTGACTACAATATACAGACCGCGTGTGTAGACGCAACACGACAGACTATTCAAAACGGCAAGGAGAACTTGGATGCCACAGGCTCGTACTCGGCGGCTTTTGAAAAAGTGCTACGCGAACTGGAAGAGAAGCAGAAGAACGGCTCGTACTCGTTTGACGCGAAAACAGCGTACCTGCGTGAAGTCGTGGTTGGAGTGTGTCTACCAGCAATCGTCCTATTTGGTAGCAGCAATTCATTTACACAGGCTGTGACCGAAGCGTTTGTGCGTGGTGCAGCCCAATACGCACGAATATCTGAAGAACTGCTAGAAGGCTACGAGGACGCATTGAAGAATTCAAAAGAGATTCTTTAGTGAATATTTGATAAATAACTGTGCTACATACTATTAGGAGAACACTATGCCCAACATGAGAGATATGCTACTGTGGATGCAGCAACAACAGAACAAGCCTGAATTTGCTGCTGCCAAGCGTTGGATGGATCGCAATCAAACTCCAGCACCACAACAGCCCAAGACTGAACCTGAAGTGGAAGCGGTTGATGAAGCACCCGCAGACAACGAATAATCCATGAAAACTTTTCGTCATGCGTTCGTTGACATAAACGGCGACATAAGTGCAAAGGAAGAAAACGGTAGCCGCCGTTACACCACACCTGATGGTGTGTTTCCGTCTGTGACCACAGTTACAGGATGGGCAAAGCGAGCATTCTTTGCCAAGTGGCGACGAGAAAACCCTGATGAGTCACGCCGTATTTTGGCTCGTGGCACACGGGTTCACGCCATCATAGAAGACTACCTGCAAAACCGAATAGAGACTACACTCACCGAAGCCGCAGGCACGGAGGAGTTGGACATGTTCCACACCATGCAGCCGTATTTGGACTGCATTGACAACATTCGTGCAATTGAAGTGCCCCTGTGGTCTAAAAAGATTGGGCTAGCAGGACGCACCGACTGTATTGCAGAATACAACGGCAACCTGTCTGTGGTGGACTTCAAGACTTCCAAGAATCCCAAGAGCGAAGACGCAATCAGCGATTATTTTACACAGGGAGCCGCATACGCTCTTATGTGGCAAGACCTGACAGGGCAGCGTGTAGACAATATTACAATAATCATGGGCGTAGCCAGTACAGGCGAGTGTCAAGTATTTGAAGCCCACACCCGTGATTGGGTGGAACCCCTTGTGGATGCCATCGCCCTGTGGCGGTCTGAACAGGTTACACACGCCTAAATAATGGCGTGAAACCTATGAATTCATTTATTCCCTTTCTAGCGGAATCCCTAAAGAGCACAGGTGGGAAGAATGTCCACTTGGAACATCTAGAGGATGAGATATTCAATAGCGGGTTTGCAGGCTTCTCAAAGGCAATGAACTCCCTGCGTGGTGTGGTGCAGTCGCTCTACGGCAACGACACTGTGCCTTACGATATCTCTGTGAAGTGGGACGGTGCTCCTGCGGTCATCATGGGCATCAATCCAGAGAACGGCAAGTTCTTCGTGGGCACAAAGAGCGTGTTCAACAAGACTCCCAAGATCAACTACACCGATGCAGATATAGATGCCAACCACCCTGCTGACGGGCTGAATGCCAAACTCAAACTAGCCCTCAAGTATTTCAAGACGCTGCGTATCAACACCATTCTGCAAGGCGACTTGCTGTTTGACAGCGAGACACGCAAGACCGAAAATATTGACGGAAAGCGGTACATTACTTTCCAACCCAACACCATCAAGTACGCGGTTGATCCCAAGTCGCACTTGGGTACACGAATTGCGGGAGCCAAGATTGGTATTGTGTTCCATACCGAATACGGTGGTGACAGCATGGCAGACCTGCGTGTTGTCAAATTCAATCCGTCACTTGAGGGATTAGCCAAAAGCAAAACTGTGTGGTACGACAATGCCACCTACCGATTCTCTCGTGGTGACGGCTTGTTTACTGCCAAAGATATTGCACACATCAACGGGCAGATAGACGAAATTATTCGTGAAGGTATTGCCTTGCGAACGGTAATGAACGGGCTAGCCAAAAACACCGCAGTTGTAGCAGAGATCAAAATGTATTTCAACGGCATCATTCGCAGCGGACGCGAGTTAGGTGATGCCAACGAACTTCTGTCTTTTCTGTCGGCTAAAGTGGATGCCAAGCGTAAGGAACGCAAGACTAAAGTTCCTGCCAAAACACCCACTCCCACACTAGACTATGTGCGAAACAACCGTAACCAAATCAATCGGCTGTTCGCACTACATAATCGTGTAGCACAGATCAAGAAGTATGTGCTAGGCAAACTAGGAACCCTTTCCACAGAGTTTGGAACATTTGTGCAAAAGGGTGACAAGTATGTTGCAACAGTTCCCGAAGGGTTTGTTGCAATAGATCGGTTGAGTAACGATGCGGTGAAACTGGTTGACCGCATAGAGTTTTCAAAGGCTAACTTCACGATTTCCAAATCGTGGAAACAGTAAAGAGTTGGTGTACCGCAAGTGCATTACGGGAGGTGATCCAAAGTGGCTAAATCTGTAAAAGATACACGACGAAGCAAAACCATAGTGGTTGCTTTCGGTCGTTTTCAGCCACCAACTTCGGGACACCAACTCTTATTCAACAAGGTGGTAGACACGGCACGGAAGATGGGAGCAGACCACGCGATTGGTTTCAGTCGCAGTCACGATCCCAAAAAGAATCCGTTGTCGCCATCTCGTAAACACTTTTGGTTGAAACGCCTATTTCCAGGAGTAAATTTTATAAACTCTGACGAGATCAAAACTCCATTTGATCTTATATACAAGATGGCAGATATGGGTTACGATCATGTAGTATTTGTTGGTGGAGAAGATCGCAGCGAAGACTACGACGATTCGGTTATGCGTAAACTGATGAAGCACTCCGATCCCAAAAAGCGTCTGAAACTAAAACGGTACGATTTCGTCATGGCAGGAAAGCGTGACGAGAGTGCAAGCGGTGTGCAAGGCATGAGTGCCAGCAAAATGCGAGCAGCGGTTGCCGAGAACGACAAGAAATCGTTTGCAAAAGGAATGCCTTCTGCTGCAAACCGTGACGACATTGTTCGCCTGTTCAACGATCTAAAGAGTGGTATGCGTCTAAAGATGAAAGAAGAGTTTGACTTTACCGAACTGTATCACACTGCTGCGGCTAACCTGATTGAAAGCGACAAGTACAAGCGTCGTGCAGATACACCCGGTCAAACAGGTGGTTTCTCCAAGCACAACACACAGTTCCCCACACCGCCGTGCAAAATTGACGAAGACTTGGGTGATTGGTTTGCACAGAAATGGGTCAACATTGGTGGCAAGAAAGACCCCAAGACAGGCGAGTATCCGCCGTGTGGTCGCAAGAGTGCAGACAGTAAGGGGCCATACCCCAAGTGCCGTCCCATGCGTCGGGTGGGCAAGACTCCTGAAACTGTGGGAGAGATGTCACCAAAGGAACGCAAGGCGGCTGTGCGTCAGAAGCGACGAGCAGAAGGCAAGACACCCAAAGCAGGCAAGGGCAACAAGCCCACCATGACTAGCCACAAGAAGATAGAAGAGGCATCGTGCCCACGAAACCCACGAGGCACAGCCGAAGACACATGGGTAGCCGTGAAGAACGGGCGAGTCAATTTTTATATTGGTTCGTGCACCCAACCGTATCAAACCTTTGGCGACGGTGACGCGGTTCAAGCCATTCGCTACGGTGAAGAAATCTATGTTACGCTGCGAAACGGCAGAATTCAAATATACAAGATAAACAATGGGCGTTCGGTTTACGGTCCCGTGCGTATGATGTAAGGTAAAAAATAACCTAAATATAGAAAACACAGTCACCCAAGGAACCCTTCGCATGGATACCGCTATCAAATCTAAATTGCAAGCCCTGCTCCGTCTTGGTCTAGTTTCACAGGCTAATGTGCGTAGGGCAATGACTCTGTTCTCTGATCCTGAACGATACGCCCGTAGCCCTGCCTATCGCACACTTATGCAAGAAATTCTAGTAGATGTGGTGGACACCATTCTGAAGAATCGTGTTCTGTATACCGCACTACGCTCGTCTCTAACCAAAACAAAGGGAGCCGCCGATGCTTCAGAAACCGTTGCAGGTACTAGCCAAAAGTTGGGAGAAGGTGTGGAAAGTGATCGCACAACTGCACTCCTCCGTAGTGGCTTGGTGGACAAAAGCCAAGTAACTGCTGCTCGCAAGGCTCTCAAGTCCAAGAGCAATATGAAGCAGATGAGCATGGGCAAGGTGTATCGTGAAATGATGATTAGTATGTTGGACAATATGGTAAAGAAGATCACAGGCAATCCTGCCCTGTTCAACGCTTTCAAGTACACTATGGGCAAGGAAGTTGTGGAAGAGGGTTTTGATTGGGCTTGCGAAGAGAGCATTGCTCTTGTTGATCTACATGAAGACGCACAAGAGATTCTTGAAGCCAACAAGCCCACCAACCCGTCTCTGTGGGCAAAAGCCAAGAGTGCTGCCAAGAGCAAGTTCAAGGTGTATCCGTCTGCTTATGCCAACGGATGGGCAGTCAAGTGGTACAACTCCAAAGGCGGTGGATGGAAGAGTGTGAGCGAAGGCAAGACCTTCTTTGATTTTGCTACCGATCTGCAAGAGTTGAGCAAGAAGACCAAAGACGCTTATGTTGCCAAGCGTGGCTCGCAACTGCAAAGGATGACTACTGGTCTTGACCATCATCGCAATCTCCTGACAGGCAGGCAGCAAGCCAACGCTGTCAAGGGCATCAAGCGAGCAATGGGTGTCAAGGAAGAAGCAGAACAGATTGACGAGTTGAGCAAGAAGACTCTTGCTTCTTATGTGCAAGGAGCACACAGAAGTCAGGGAACCCACGAATGGGAAAGTGGAAACAAGGCAGCAAAGGGTGAGTACCACCAAAACAAAAAGTACATCAAGCGAGAAATTGGAATCGGTCGTGCACTAAACCGTCTCCAAAAGGAAGCAGTAGAAAGCGGTCAACTCACTCCTGAAGAGCAGGAGATTTACCTGACTGCTGTGAACACCGAGGGCATCTACCGCTCACGCATCACCCCTATCATCAAGAACTACCAGCGTAAACTAGGCAAGGGCAAGTACAACCCTGAACTAGCCATCAAAGGCTTTGTTTACGCAGTAGAAGACGCAATCAAAGAGTACGCCAAGTACGGCAGCAAGATTCGTTTGACTGGCGAACAGAAGCGACGAGTTGCCAAAGAACTACTAGACCATTTCGCAGACGAGATCAACCCCGAAGGAGCATGAGATGAAAGAGAACAAGGCATTCAAGGATTTCCGCAAAGCACTAAACGAGAGTGAATACTCGGAGGTTCTCACTGGTTACGGCAACCGCTCTGCACACAAGGACGATGCAGGTTTGCATCATCTACAGTCTGCGGGTGCTCTAGCAGGCATCAATGCCATGCTTGCCACCATCGGCAAGGGCACTTACCTTGACCCCAACGAGGCTTTCCTCAAGATGAAGGTGCGTCTCAATGTGGTGCAACTAGACTTTGCGTGGAAGCCCGGTTCGTGGGACGGTGGCGTTGGTTCGTTTGACATTCCTGTTGTGCAGTTTGGTCGCGTTGACGGCTACGACGCAAAAACAGGAGAAATTCGTTTTGACGGCAAGGCTAACCCCACAGGTGGCTACACCGAACTGAATCTCCATGTGGATGTGGAACTTACCCCCGAGTCCCTGTATGTGGTGACTGCTAAACTGACTCCTTCCGTTCCTGTAGCGGAAGAGGTTGAGGTTGCAGAGGGATGGAAGTCTCTCAAGAAGACCAAAGCCGACCTGAACGCTATTCGTGCAAGCGGCAAGAAGGTAAGCGTTCAGCACGGTGAAGGCGATACCCTGTATCGCGTTTCCAAAGCCAAGAAGGCTGTGAAGGAAGAGGCTGAATTGGATGAAGATTTACAAACTCCTGCTCGTGAAAAGGAAATAGAGCGTAAGGTACAGAAGCACGAAGACATTGCACAACGCGGTTACTCTGCAAGAATGACAAAGACTGGCAAGGCTGCAAAGCGTGGTGAAAAACTAGAAACCAAGCACGACGCTGCTTCTATCCGTCTTCTCAAGCGTTCACAGAAGGAAGCAGATTCGCCCCGCACCTACGGTCGCGGTGGCAAACTCGTCAAGCGTGGTAGCCGTGCAGAAGTAAAGGAAGGGATGGAGCAGATTGACGAAGTATCGCCTCCCGGCATGGAGCACATGACTGGCTCCAAGCACACAAAGGCTTCGTTTGCCAAGCAGTACGGCAAGCGTGGCAAGGAAGTCATGTACGCTACCGCTTGGAAACTCCACAACAAGAAGAAGAAAGAAGTCAAGGAAGAAGCGGAGCAGATTGACGAAGCAGGGCAAGCCAAACTAGAGCGTTTGGGCAAAGCCTACGACAAGGCACGACTGGGTGCTCGTGGTGTTCTCAACCCTGAACGCAAGAAAGAACTAGGTGATGCGTACTTCAGTATGCGTGACAAGGTTTTGGACAAGCGAAAGAAGCGTATTGAGAAGGGCACTTTCGACAAAGAAAAGGAAGTGCAAGCCCGAGTAGCCCACAACAAGAAGAACTACGGCAAGGGTGTCTTTGGTCATGTGTTTGGCAAGAAGACTGTGAAGGAAGAACTGGTTGGCGGGCAGAAGAAACTGGATGTGAACAAGAACAAGCGTCTTGACGCACAGGATTTCGCTCTGCTTCGTGCCAAGAAGAAAAAGCCTGTCACCGAAGCCAAGATGAAGCAGTGGGTTCCACGCTTGGACAAACTGATGAAGAACCGTGATGTGGTTCGCAGTAGACCCAAGAAGAGCATCCTGACTCAAAAGGTGCAGGACGGCAAGAAGGTGGGTTCTCCCCGCCCAATAGCCAAGTACGAGGGCAAGTGAAAGGCTTTTGGGAATACATCCGTCTGCGTCCGAACAAACCTCTAGTGTTTGAGGACATCTTTATTGGGCAGGGAGTGGAACTACAGTCTCCTATTCCCGGTTCAAACATCAAAGACAACGATCTGACTCCCAAAGAGAAGCAGAACCGATTCAAGAAAAAGCAGGGGCTTAAAAAATAACTAGAACTTTTTCGTCATGGACTTCAAAAAACTCAACCGCGACAACTTTTTAATTTATGCTATGGGGAGATACACTAATCCCCAATGTGAAGGCATGGGAGAGTTCAACGAAGACCTGAATCGAATCAAATATGTGAAGCGGTTGCTTAAAAAATACAAGCGTAGCGGCAAGATTCGCCCCATCTTGCTGCTCAACCATCTGACAGTTCTAGGAAATGTGTTTACCCCGATGGGTGCGGCTCGTATGCTATTTTTCAAATTGGAGCCTGAACTCCACGCACCCCTGAAAACCGCTCTCCTGTATCTAAACTACATAGGAGAAGGGATGGTATTGGACGATACCCCTGTGGACTCGGTTCCAATGGACGGACGGCTTGGAGAGGTTTTACGGAGGCTATAATGCCAAACAGTGCAGGACTCTTCACTAGGTTTTTCAAGCCAAACGCCACCGTAAAGGGGTGGTGTCTGACTGGGTTTTGGGATTTTGATGCAGCAGCAGGATCGCCTCCCACCAGCATGACTGCCTACAATTTTATAGACGGATACAACCTAATATTTGACGATCAAAAATACAAAGATCAGTTCACACGAGTTCCATCAACCACACATCAGAATGTTTCAACTGGTGCAATTCCGCTAAAATTTGTGACTCCAATGCAAAACACCAAATACAAAGTTTTTGTGCAACCAAAAACAGTTGGAACAGTTTACGGGCAGGCAGTTGCTACTGATAACACAAACCCACGAGCACTTTTTGGGTATTGTCTAAATTCACCACAGTATCCAAAAACAAAAGACGGATTTTGGATACGATTTGGTTTTCATCTGAACAACACCGACACATGGTACTCTGCGGCTGGGAACAGCATAGCAAATGGGCCAAATCTTGGTGGAACACTCAACAGAGTTGATGCTAGTGAATTTATTCAACTACAGGTGGTTGTGCTATGAGTTCCATGTACAGCCCAACAAGTCTATTTGGAAACGCTGCATACGATGTTCCCACAGCATCGGCTTGGTGCTTATGGGAGGAAAACGGAACTACTCCTGTAACAATTGATAGTGCTGGAGTTTCTGGTGATGTTTTGTACCTGTCTAGAGGTGTTCGTAGAATACGATTCCAAAACCAAAACAGGTTTTCAAGTGGTGGATATGTTGGATTTGGTCTGTATGAAAACGGAAACAAAGCAGTAGCAACTCCAACAAACAATCATGCAGTTCTTCAAATGCACGGAACTACTGCAAACAGCGGTGTGACAAATGGAGGTTCATCTGCTGCCTGTGATGTTTGCGTGATTGGTTTTGATGGTATTGGTTCTTCAACCACATATAGGAATAGCCTAGCAGATACAAATAGCAGTTTCAGAGTGCGTGGAAACGCTGTATTCTTTTCTTTCAGAGCCGATAGCGACACACGAAAACCGTATATTGCAAATTGCGTTAGGTACAGCGAAAGTTTTGACCAATGGACTAATGTTGGTTCAACTGAAACTCTAGTCACCACAGGAGACACACTAGCACCTGTATCCCTGTCTTCGGCTACTAAAATATGGAAACTGATTCCAACCAGCGGAACTGTATACACAGGATCGCAATTGTGGATAAACATAGACAGTAACACTACCACTGCTTCTTCTACTCCCACTTCTCTGAATGGAGAGATGTCTGTTACAGGCAGAACATATACTTTCAGTGCATATTTCAAGAAAGCAGAATACAGTTACGGGCAGATTCAAGTAGTTTGTCTAGGTCTAGGCACTAATCAAATAAACACTGCTTTCAGAGTTGACACTGGTGCTTTTGTTGGTGCTGTAAGTTCTACTGGTTCATGGAGCGATGTGACAAGAACCATAACCGATGCAGGAAACGGATGGTATCGTGTATCGGTATCAGGAAAGTGGACAGGGGCAAACAACGCTATTATCCGAGTATATTTGAATGGTGGAGACACATCTGGTGGCAACGGAACCAGTGGAATTTTGGTGACAGGTGCACAATTTGAAAACGGTTCAAGTGCTACTCCGTACATAAAAACAGAAGCGTCTGTTCCTGTTTACGGAGATCAAGAACTTCTCATCAACAGAAATCCAGGTTCCACAGGATACGCAGGAACCACAGGTGCGACATTTAGTTCTCATATAGCACCATTCTCTGTTGACCCCAAACTACGAGCAACTGCTTGGGGAACCATTGTTATTCCGGGTGTTAGTGGAGACTCGTCTTCAAGCGTATACACCTATCTTGAAGATCGCAGCAGCAGAGTGATTGGTGTTTCTGCTGGCAAAGGAGTGTTTACTGTCCTGCTTGATCCACCTATGGGCACTACCAGTTATTGTGTGGTTGCGTGTGCAGAACAGGAACAGTATTACGGAAGCGAAACCACAGCAGCAGCGGGTTCTTTGGGTTCTATTCCTCCAAAGGAAGAGTTCCCAATACTGATGATACAGAACAACGATGTGAATGTTCCTGATGACTCACGAACCAAAACCAGTTTTACCATAAAGAGTTTGAGACAAACCACAAACTACGGCTCATTCCTTGAGAGCAACGGCAAATACATGACTACTGCGGGGTTGAACACACGAATACACTTCCTAGTGTTTGGAGGCTTGACTGCCTATGCGTAAACTAAAACGATTCGCGTCTTTCATGGAACAGGAAGGTGGAGGCACAGGACTGCCAACTGGAGCACCCACAAACACCGTTGGCGGTGGAAAAATTGCAGGTTTGGGCAGCGATTTCCCTCCTGTGCCTGCCAAAAGACGGTTCAATATTTTAAAGAGGAAGACTGCCAAACTCATAAATAATAAGGTGATTGAAAACACTGATTCAGAAAGGAAGTGACTTATATGTTTAGTCCAGAACTCATATCATTGATTGGCGGCTCTGCAACAGGCTTCCTGTTCCGCTTCATGGCAGAGAAGCGTCAAGATCAAAAAGAAATGTTTGAACGCCTGATGGCTGCTAACAAGCAGACAACAGAGAATCAAGACAAGGCTGCGGAGCGTGTTCCACTGGATGTGGGCAAGGGTATCCGTCAACTCATCGTGCTTGCAGTTCTGTTTGCCACCCTGCTTGCACCGTTCATTCTTCCGTTCTTTGGTCTACCCACTTTTGTAGAGGTTGACGCACAGACTCCTGAAGGCTTCTTCGGGCTGTTCCCTGCCACAACCAAGAAGTATTTCGTTGAAGTAAACGGCTTCCTGTTTGCTTCCGAAACTCGTCAAATTCTAGTGAGCATTGTCGGCTTCTACTTCGGTAGTGCTGCCGCTGCCAACAAGTCATAAGGAGTGCCCATGAACAAGATTAAACTAATGCTTGCGTCTCTTTTGCTTGCGGGTTGCAGCACAGGCCCCGAAGTGATTCCTGACAACACTACTGATAGTGTGATTATGATGAAACTCAAGCACGAGATTCTTAACGGCGATCAGATCAGTCAGAACTGGGGATGGATTCTGTGGTATCTGCCTGTTCTGTTCCTAGTCCTTGCATGGGCTTGGAAAGAATTCATCAACAAGCCTCTACACCTTGACGACAAGGAAGACGCTGAGGCAGACAAATCAGAGACTACGGATATTACTCCGAAGCCTCCTGCTGCCCCTTGATCGTTTCGTACATCTTTTTGCAGATATAGTACGAGTCTACAATATCTGAAACAGGGCTACCTACTTCCTTGCGGTTGGGGGCTAGCACTGCTTTCAGGTGCATTCCTGTTTCCCACACAAACGCATCGTACATTTGAGTCTTATCAGCGTTGCCTTTGCCTGCCGCAAATTTCTTAACTTCGGTGGGTGGAATGATTGTGACAGGGATGCCTAGATGATACATTTTGTATTTCAGAATTCCAGTATTCTCTGCAATGTTAAATACTCGCCCACTTGCAGAATACGCATATCCCTCAAGTGCCACATGGGAACAGCCCATCACAATATCAATAGCCCAATCAGCAATACTTTCGTATCGCTCTTGGTCAGAATTCCAATCCGAAAGCCGCTCGCCGTAAATATTCATGGTGCGAATTTCTGATTGTTTTTTATTTTCAGTTAAGAAATAGAACGAGCAGCATTCGTGACTCCACGGCAGCGAATCGTCTGGATTGTTGTACAAACAGACGGCTGGACCACAAAGCGAATAATCAATTCCTGCTATCACCATACAGGTATTTAGGGAACTTGCCTAAATACAGGAAAGGAGGATTCTATTATGTTTCCAGGAATGATACCAACTGAACCAGCCAAGCAGGCTGAAAACTACAATGAAACCGTGCTGATCCCTCTGTTGGAGAAGCGAGTCCACAATCTGACTAGCAATCTGATTCTAGCCGAAGCCAAACTAGAGATTGCTCTCAAGGAAAAGGCAGAACTGCAAAAGCAGTTGGACGCAGCACAAGCGGCTGCAAAGCCTGTTGAGGTTGCTCCCGTCACCGAAGACGGGGCTTAAAATCCCATCAGGCGGGCTAGCAGTAGCCCCACACAAAAACTGATACCACACACTAGGGCTTTCTGAATCCTGTTCATGGGGCTGTCTCCAATTGAACACCCGAAAGGTCTAGTGCTGTGTATTTGATCCAATCGGCTACCAAATCCAAACGGGTTGCTGAATTTTCAAACACTCTTCCATCGCAAATGGCTAGAGACGATACCACACCAACAAGCACTCCTTTGGCATCAATGACTGCACCGCCTGAATCACCAAAAAATACTGTTGTTTCGTGCCTGTACATTTTGAAGCATGTGGGGTCTTCAATCAGCGTTCCGTAATACGCAAACTCTCCCCATTTGCTGCGGCGTTTAAAATCGCCACCAAATCCTATCACGGTTAGCGGCTCGCCTCGTGAATACACATTGGTGTCGGGATTGAGCAAAGGGATAGGTGTGAACGGACAAGATGTTTCTAATATTGCAACGGCTACATCCATAAAAATGGTTTCACCCACCTTGAATTTGGGGTGCAACCTGTAGTCTGCAATTCTGTAATACTCGCATCCTGCCTTGAAGTGGGTCACATCCCCATCGTCTAGACAATGCCCTGCGGTAACAATAACACGAGGTGCAATTAGAACGGCACTACCAATCTCACAGCCGTCTCGTGTAACCAATTCACCCACCGCAAGTTCTTCTGTATGCTCGTCCAGCAGGGAAAATCCATCCATGAACCACGGGAGGGTTGTGACAGACTCCCCTGCTGGAGAATCCTGTGGTGTGTCGTATACCGACACCGATGCCTCGTCACATGCCCCGAAGAGTAGTGAGAGGGCGAGCAGAAGAGATGGAACATAGCCTCTCTGCATACAAATATCTAGCCCATCCCACCAAACAAAAATGTCTAGATTTCTAAAAGAAACAACCCCCTTTCGGGGGTTGTCGGGCGGGAGATGCTATCTCCTGCGGGGCACAAGCCTGCGAAGTTTATTTATCTCATAGTTGGAATGCTGTTGGTATTTTCTCCAATATCAACCAGTTCACAGGCTCCTGCGGAACATGCTAGACTCTGTGTTCCTGAAGTATTGTCAGTCTTTTCGTAATTTATCAGTTCAGACCAATCAACATCCTTTGGCATCTTTGAAAGATGTGCTTCGTATTGTTCTTTGGTGCAGTCTTGATATGGTGCTTGCTTATAGGTTCCCAAATCCATCGGAAGGAAACTGATACCGCTGATTTCATCAAAGTGCTTGTACACCCACGCACCAACCTCCATCCACTCGTGCTCACGCACAGTCACGGTGATGCTGGGCTTGTGTTCGCACCAGTGACGCTGATAGGTGAGCCACAACTCTAGATGCTCAATAGCAGTCATGTCGTTGCGGGTCACAGAACCCACAGCCTTCATGGGGAACGAGAACACCATTGTGTGGTCAGGACGCATGTTGCACGGCTCGTGTGGGAA